GCAGGCATGGGTGATGCTGTATCGTGCGCTGGGGAAATGAGCGCTCGATTGAAAAAACAGGGGCGATTTTAAATCGTCCCGCGAAAAGGCCGATATCAAACAAAAACAGGAGGGATTATTTTCATGATCAACTGGAAGGTGCGGCTCAAGAACAAGAACTTCTGGCTCTCTCTCATCCCGGCGCTGCTGCTGCTGATTCAGGCCGTGGCGTATGTGTTTGGTTTCACACTCGACCTCTCGGAGATGGGCGACAAGCTGCTGGCGGTGGTGAACGCGCTGTTCACGGTGCTGGCGATACTCGGCGTGGTGACTGACCCGACCACGGCGGGGCTTGGCGATAGCGGGCTCGCCATGACCTACGACGAGCCAAGGGAGGATTGATTATGGATGAGCCGATTTCGCGCGCGGAGCATGAGGAATTCGCAAAACGCATCGACGCGCAGGAGAAGCGGCAGGACAAGCGCCTGGAAATGCTCGAAAACACCGTGCGTGAGATCGGCGCGCTGACTCTATCGGTACAGAGGCTTGCGCAAAGCCTCGAGAGCATGGTCGAAGAGCAGGAGCGGCAAGGACGTCGGCTGCAAGCGCTTGAGGACCGAGACGGCGAAAAATGGCGCAAGCTCATGGGCTACATAGCCACGGCGCTCACATCCGGCGCGGTGACGCTGCTGCTTTCGCAGATCATATGAGAAAGGGGGTGGAGAGCGGGTATGCCGAGCAGCATCCTCAACACCGACATAATGTTCCCCAACCTGAGCGGAAAGAGCACGGAGCAGCAGGTGTTCACGATAATGAACTACCTCTACATGCTCAAGGAGCAGCTCACATACTCGCTCTCGAACCTCGGCCTCGACAACATCAACGCCAACTCGTTTATCGAGATCGCGGGGATAATCAATCAGCCTGTGATCCTCAGGCTGGACGGCGTGGACGGCAGCCTGGCGGAGATAAACGTGAATCTCGGCACGGTGAGCTCTCAGCTCCAGGACGCGGAGGGGAACATCTCAAGCCTCCAGCAGACGGCGGCGAGCCTCAGCGCCCAGCTCGAGGACGCTGAGGGAAACATCTCGGCCATATATCAGATATCGGAGAGCCTGTCCACCCGCGTGGAGGACGCGGAGGGGAACATCACGACGCTCTTCCAGACCTCGGACAGCCTGACGAGCAGGGTGACGAGCGCGGAGGGGAACATTTCGAGCCTCCAGCAGACGGCGACTTCGCTGACCTCGGATATATCAGACCTAGAGGGCAACTACACGAGCCTCCAGCAAACGGTGAGCGGGCTGAGGATAACGGCCAGCAACGGCACGCAGAGCAGCACGCTTACACTCACGAGCAACGGCGTGCAGCTCTCAAGCACCAACGTGCAGATCACGGGCATGGTGACGTTCACCGACCTGAGCACGAGCGGACGCACCACCATCAACGGCGGCAACATCACCACGGGCATTATCAGCGCCATAGACATATCCAGCGTAACGATAGACGGCTCGTCGATTACAGGCTCGACCTTTGAGACGATCCTTACGTCACGTGGCATTGGCGGCGAGATAAAGTGTTACTACCTCTCCAACACAAGCGAGAATTATCTTGCAGGCGGCCTGCGCCTTGATGACATGGGCGGCAGTGGGGATTCACAGTACAGAATGTTCCTGTACACCGAGAACGCGCTGGGCGTGTCGTTCGCGCTCAAGCTGGAAAGCGCGGGCAGCATGAGTCTTGAGAGCGGGGACAGCCTGTGGATGTACGCCCCTCAGACGGTCCAGATAACCGGCTCTGTCATCAAATTGTACGGCACGGTGTATGTCAACGACAAAGTCATAGGATAAGGAGACGGACATGACGAACCTGAAAGAATGCATAGCCGCATGGCAGGCGCTCCGCGCCCTTGCGGCGCAGACCATGGACTACAAGAGCGCTCACGCGCTTGTCCTGCTGAAGGAGCGCCTGCGGCCTCATGTAGCTTATTTCAGCTCAACGGAGATGGATCTGGTGAAGAAATACGCGGAGCTCGACGCCGAGGGGAACCCGGTTTACGAGGCACCGGGGCGCGTGCGCTTCCGCAATGCCAAGGATCTTGCGGCCTTCACTCGTGAGCGCACGGAGCTCGACGACGTTGAGCTTGGTGAGGAAATCACCCGGGCGAAGATAGCGCCGCCCGCGGCAATATCCCCTGAGCAGCTGGAGGCGCTTGCGCCTTACGTGGATATCGAGGAGGGGACGGCATGAGCCTGCCAAGCATGCTCTATGGCTCCGGCATAGGGAAGTACAATCAGACAAGCTACGGGGGCTACAACCACAACCTCTCCGCGATGGACGGGCAGATCTACGACATGACGAACATGTCCAGCGATTATGCGCCCCTGCTCAGCCCACGGGCTCAGCGCTACATAACACGCACCCTTGTGCAGCCGAATGGCCTCTACGCCAACGACGGCCTCTATTGGGTGGACGGGACGGCCTTCTACGCCGACGGAGTATCACGCGGTACGGTGAGCGCCGGCCGCAAGACCTTCGCGGCGCTGGGGGCCTATATCATTATCATGCCCGACATGGCCTGCTACAACAAGCTCACGGGGGAGTTCGGCAGCCTCAACGCCGCTTGGACGGGCGCGGCACAGATCGTGGACGGGACATACGGCGGCGAGACGGCCAAGAGCAACACCATCGAGGCCACAGGCGCGGACTTCACGGCGCTCTTCAAGGCCGGCGACGGCATAACGATAAGCGGGGCCACGGTGCACCCTGGGAACAACAAAACCATCGTCGTGCGCGAGGTGACGGCGACCTCCCTTGTGTTCTATGAGAACAGCTTCACCATAAACGAGGGCGGGGACTCTGAGGCGGCGCTCACGCTCTCCCGCGAGATGCCCGAGATAGATTTCCTCTGCGAGAACGAAAACCGCCTCTGGGGCTGCAAGGGGGACACGATATACGCCAGCAAGCTCGGCGACCCGTTCAACTGGAACGTGTTCGACGGCCTCAGCACGGACAGCTACGCCGTGCAGGTGGGCAGCGCCGGGGACTTCACGGCCTGCTGCTCCTACCTCGGCTACGCCATATTCTTCAAGGAAGAGATGATATACAAGGTCTACGGCTCGGCGCCCTCCAATTTTCAGGTCATGGGCAGCGCCTCGCTGGGCGTGGAGGCCGGCAGCAGCTTATCGCTGGCCATTGCGGGCGAGACGCTTTTCTTCCTCACGCGCGCGGGCATCGTGGCCTACTCCGGCGGCACGACGCAGAGCGTGGCCTCCGCTTTCGGGCTCGAGCGCTATCACAACGCCGTGGCCGGCAGCGACGGGCTGAAATACTACGTCTCCATGCAGAATGAGGCGGGGGAGTGGAGCCTCTTTGTGTTCGACACTCGTCTCGGCATATGGGAACGCGAGGACGACACGCAGGCGCTCGGCTTCGC